TTTCCCATTATATTCATCAGTTAATTTATTTCTTATTTGCACAGTCATTCGTTCTTTTTTATTAGGAACAGGTATAACAGGAGATAATCCTGCAGCTATTAAAGCTTCTACACTCATTCCTTTATCGGTTCTTTGTTGTCCTGCTTCATCTGCCAGATAGATAAAAGAAGCTCCTTCTCCAAACCATTGTTTTAATTTACTTTTTACATATTTAGCAAAGGGGAATATATCTATTTGTTTACCGAGAATACATTTTAAAATAAGAAGGCAATCGTCATCATCTACTTGAGCACATACCACGCAAGGATGTAAAAACCCATAATCTATACCTACATATACAGGTTTCTCTTTAATATATGTAAGTTGCCTTACATGTTTAAATTTATCATATTGAGGGAAATGCCTGCCTGATTGTGGAATATCAAAAGTTCCTAATACATTTATAGCAAAGTCAATAGCACCTCTTTGTTGTTTTTCTCTTTCCACATCCTTTTTGGACATCTCATCATCATATCTCCAATCAAACTCATAAATACTAGGTAATTTTAAATTTGGATTTGTTCTTAATGGCTGTCTTTTACTAAATAATTGATAAAAATAATAAGAAGTATAATCATTATCGGCAGGTATAAGTCTTTCTCTAGCAGGAGTTCCACAAGCTATTCTACATAATACTGTATCAGTTAATGTTGACCATGCTGCAGCGTCTGTATGATACCATAAACTGAATTCATCTAAAAAAGCTGCTCTTGCTCTACCACCAGCTCCAAAGTCTGCTGTATTTGCCTTTCCTCTAATAGATACTCCAGTTTCAGGATTGATTAAAAGACGTGTTCTGTCATGTTCTCTCCATTTAAATCCTTTAGGTAATAACCAATCAGGTAATGATTTTAATAAGTATCTTACTTTTTCAAAAAGACTGTCCATATCTCCCCTTCTATCTACTGTTTCTTCATTTACTGAACCAAGAAGAAAATCACTAGGGAAGAATGGATTAAGAAAAAAGAAAAGGAAAATTCCTGTTACTGTATAAGTAAATCCAATACTTCTTTTTTTAAGAGCTATTAAATCACCTCCATATAATATTCTTTCAACAATAGCTGGAACTAATATTTCTCTTTGATATTTCCATAAAATAAATGGTCTATGAGGACTATCAGGATGTCTTACTGGACAATATATATAAAGAAAACAATCAAAGAAAAAAGTTATATCTTTGAAAGTATATAATTTAATATCCTGTCTAAATTTACTATCTTTCCTTGCTTTTTTGAGAAGTTCTCTTCTAAATTCTAAGTTTGCTTTATATTCTATTGGATATTTTATCTTATTTTTAGGAAAAACAGCGTTTAAATGTTCAATAGAAGGTGCAAATTCAGAGAATTTTTGAGATTTCATATATATATATGTATTAAATTCCAATTGCCTTTTTGTCAATCTTTTGCGAGCTTGACAGGATTATGATTGTATTTTATATTATCTATAATAAATCCTTATGGCTAGAAAAAAGAAAGAAATAGATGTTATTTTAGAACGATATGAAGAAGTAAAGTCTGCTTATAAGGATTTTTGGGAAAAGGCAGAAGAAAGTTATGGTTTTGTTTATGGCGGTAAATATCAATGGTATGTAGATGGTAGCGATAAATATTATAAAGATTTAAAAGATGCAGAACGCCCTACCTTATCTATAAATAGAATACAGGCCAAATTAAATCTTCTTGATGGTTATTTTCTTACTACTAGATATGATATTAAATTCCGTCCACAACAAAAGAAAGACCAAGAAATAGTTGATATAGCTAATCAATTATATAAATTAGTTTGGTATCAAATAAAAGGGGATACAATTGAAGGAGAAGTTTTTTATAATGGCATAATTTCAGGAGAGCATTATTTTTTTATTTATCCTGATTATTCTAAAGATATTATTCGTGGTGATGTGGGTCTTTGTGCTTGTTCTCCGTGGGAGGTAATGTTTGATCCAAGAGCAAAACGGTATGATAAAACAGATGCTGAATATGTCTTTAGGTCTGTATGGCTTCCCATAGAAACAATCAAACGAAGATGGCCTCAAAAAGCTAGACAAATAGATAAGTTAATTAAGGTTTTAACTATTATTTCTACTAAAGGATTTGAGGCACTTAAACAAAGTGTTCATATTACACATCCTTATGATAGATGGAGAGATGCTTTATCACGGCCTTATAATATTAAGGCGAATGAAGGAAGAATAGATGAGTATTGGTATAAGACTTGGGAAAAAATTGAAATTATTGTTGATGCTATTACAAAGAAAGTCATTGATGAAAATGAAATAGATAAAGAAACTTTAGAAATTAGAAAAAAAGCTGGAGATATAGAAGTCTTAACTAGATATATTCCTAAAGTAAGAGTTAAATATTTATTTGGAGATATAGAGCTTAGTGATGAGCCTTCTCCTTGGACAAAGGGAGAATTAGCAAAGAATTTCCCTTTTGTTCCGTTTACGATATATAAAATATATTTGCCTACAGAAAAGAAATATTTAATTTGGGGTGTTGTAGAAGTTCTTAAAGATGTTCAGAAAGAAATAAATAAAAGGCATAGTTATCTTATAGAAGCTATGCTTAATGCTCCTTATAGTGTTTTAATTTATGAAGACCAAACTTTTACTCCTGAAAGTGAAGAAGCTTTAAGCAAAAAAGGGTTTCGCCCAGGAATGTCTTTAAAAACTTATCCAGGCAAAATAAACAATTACAAAATTGAAAATACAGTGCAATTTCCTGTAGGTTTATTGGAATTAGAAAATTTAGCCCTTAAAGATGCTGATATAGTTTCTCCTATTATCCCTCCTTCTGGCAAAGTTAAATCAGGTTCTGCAATGCTTCAGGAAGAAAGAATTATGCTTACAGATAAAGCGAGAATATTTAATAATTTCAAAGAGACAAAAATACTTTTAGCTAGATATTTATTTAATGCTATTCAGCAAACTTATGATTATGAAAAAACTTTCAAGGCGGTTGATAGTGATGAAGAATATACTATAAATCAAGTAGTTTTTGCTACTAAACAAGAACCACATCCACTTACTGGTTCTCCTGTTGAAACTGTTGTTAGAGATGAATTTGGCAGACCTGTAATAGAAAAAATAGTAAATGATATTACAAATGAAGCACTTGACTTTGATATTATTGCTACTGAAGTTAATGCTTCACCAAGTTATAGATTAGCAGTAGCTAATGATTTATTAAAAATAATTCAAACAACACCAAATCCAATTTTTATTAAAATGTTATTTGAATATTTGGACTTACCTTCTCATATCAAAAAAGAATTAGAGCAACAAATAAATGCCCAAACACAACAAGCATTACAGCAACAAAATTTGCCACAAAATATAAGACAATTACAAACTCCATTTAAACAAGGAGGGTAAAGTATGGGTAATACAGAAGAAAAAAAAGAAGAAGAAATAGAAAAAACTTTACCACCAGAAGGGACTGAAGAGATTACAGAGCCACAGCCATCTGGAGAGCCTGAAAAAGAACCTGAAACACCGCCAGAGAAAAAAGATAAAGAATATAACTTCAAAGTTTTAAGAAATGAATTAGAGAAACAAAAGAAATTAGTTGATTATTATGCTAATCTAGCAAAACAAACACAAGTTCAGCCAATTCAACCTCCTTATGATATTCCTAAACAACCATTCCCACAGAATATTCCACAAACTCCTCTTATTCCTACGCCAACAGTGCCTACTCCTTTTGGTTCTGTGCCACCTAATGTTACTCCTACTTCTCCTGCTTTGTCTAAAGATATAACCGAATTTAGTCCTCAAGAAGAAACAGAAATAGCTGAAGCAGATGACCCTGCTGCTAAAGCAAAAGAAATTTTACAAAATAAAATTCGTGCTTATACTGATTATATTTATCAAGTGCAAGGTTTACAACAACCACAAATTTCTCCAACTGATATTGCTCGTTTAGTAGATGAAAAAGTAAGTGAAAAAATAGAAATGGATAGACTGCAAAGAGGATTAGAAGAAGTAAGTCAAAATCCAGAATTTATTGACCTCGTTAAAAAGCATGTAGAACCGACCAAAGATAGATTAGCACCTTTCTGGAACAGTTTTTATGTATTTGGAGAAAATGCAGGTAAGGTTTTATTTGAAGTTTTAAAAGCTTTAGATAAAAGTGAACCTGATGTAGCTAAGGAAGCTTTTAAAGCTGGGCAAAGACAAATTGTTGAGAAATTACAACAAAGAGCAACAGCCCCAACACCACCTATGGGTAGAGTATCTACAAAAACAGAATATACAGCAGAGGATTTAGAAAATATGTCTGTTGATGAGATAATGAATGTTCCACCTGAAATAATAGAGAAGTGGAGAAAAGGGGAATTGGATTAATCTGTTTCTGCTAAATTTTTAAGCTGTCTTAATTTTCTCATAAGTCGTATTTCTTTTTCCTTTTCTAACTGTATCATTTTATACATCTCCTGTTTGCTTAAACGGGCTTTTTCTTTTTCTCGTTCTATTTCTTTTACTCTTTTTTTCACATCCATTTTAGCCAATTCTGTTAACTCTAACACTTTCAAAAGAGGGTTACCAAATTCTTTTGGATACAGCCAACATAATCTACTAACTCCTGTTACTTGTTCTAACTTTTTTGCTAATTCTAAAGAGGGTCTTGTATCCTGATGTGCCCATCTGCATAAAGAGCCAAATGATATACCAGTTGCTTGAGACAATTTCTTTAAAATTTCATAATATTGCTTCCTTAATTTACGGTATTTTCTTTTTGGTTTTTCTATTGGCCCATCAAACCATTTATTCTTCATCGCCAGTGCAACAAATTGTATATACTTGTCCATCAATAGTGCACAATCCTGAAGGGAATGTCCCAATAGGACATAATTCTCCAGCTGGCACTATAATACAAAAGTAAAGAGCAAATAAAAATGTAAGTATTTTTTTCATTTTTACCTCCTAAAATTTAATATACCCAAATACATGGGTGCGGTTTTGTCTTATCTATATCTAAATGAATAAAATTTGCACCTATTCCCATACGCCGTATGCCAAGAATTATAGCAAAAGCAATAATTTTATATCTGAAAGTTGAATTGGGAATATAAATATCCGCTGCAAGTCCTTTTAAATGAGCAGAATTTTCAGAACCACCCACTTTTTTATTATGTTTTACACATCTAAAACCAGAAGTAATATTCAATGGTTCTCTTATCCAATCCCTTAACTCATCTAATTTTTCTACAAACTCTTGTTTCATTTCACATCTACCACAACAAGGGCAGGCAAATTCTTCAGGGGTAAAATGCTTAATTTCTTTCCACCATGAAAAATGGGATATTTGAATACTCATACTTTTTCTACCTCACTCAACAATAAATAAAACTTTCCTTTATCTGACACTTCAACCCTTACTTGCTTCGGCTCATCATTGCATACATGCACTACAATAGCCTCTTCTCCACATATATTAAGTTCTTTGGTATAGAAACTAGGCAAAATCATCACCCTATCACCTACTTTGAAATTGGCTTGGGTCATTGTTATCTCCTTTAAACTGGTAATAGTGGTTCAGGAGTTGAGTTTATCCATTTTTTTGACATCTTTACTATTCTTTCTCCATCTCCAAAATTTTATCTGCAATTATCCTAGCAGTTTCTTTTGGCTTATTTTTAATAATCCATATTTCTTCATAAGGCCAGTAATGTTTGGTTAATATTTCTTCCATAGCTTTAACTACCCTAATGTCTTCTCTTTCTTTAGAGCGTAGAAAAAATGTATACAAATCAACGCCCCGAAATTCCAAATCACATAAAGAGGGGATATAGGGCAGATTAGCTAACAACCGATATGCGCAATTATCTATAATGCTTCTATCAGCCACAATTATTTTGTCTTTATGCACCAGATAACTAGCAATAGTGCAGTTATCCAATGCGTCTTCAAACAGATTATAAGCTAAACGATTAGTAAAAATCTTTTCCTTCCAATTTTGTCTAATGTCCATTTGTTTTAATATACTATCTGCAAACTCACCCACAAAGGCAAATTTTTCAGGTGGTAGGAATTTTTTAAGATAAACAAAAGTAGTTGTCTTGCCAACATTATGGCTACCAGATAGGGCATAAACTTTAATCATGATTTCTCCTTTT